CGCCGATCTTTTACTGGATCTGCGTGGGTTGCGTCGATTGCCTTGACTAATATCTGCGCCATGATCCTACCGTCTCAACCTGTAAGTACACGTTACGGTGCAAGTTGCAGTCCACCGGGAACATAGGTAAACATCTAGATGGACTCCGAGCTGGTCTCGGGACGGACGTACTCGCCCTTCGTCAGCGTCCCCGCGACCACCTTTCCGCCCGATTTCTCGGTCGTGGACCACGTCCTCGCCTTCGCGTAGGCGGCATCCCGGTCTTCCGCCGTGGAAAACTCCAACTGCATCGTCATCGTGTAGCGTGTGATCGCCATAGGCGCCTCCCTGGTGTTAGCTCAGCGTCAGCAGGCTGGCCCCGAAGTCCACCGTGAAGGTCTCGCCGTCCAGGACCGTGATGGAGCTGCCGTAGTCGTACCAGCCCACGAGCGGGTCCGCCGGCGAGGTCGGCGTGTCGTTGTAGATGACGGCGTACCGGAACGGCCCGAAGGAACCGCCCGAGGCCGTGAAGACCACGTCCTGCGCCGTCACGGTCAGCGTGCCGCCGGTCTCCGAGCAGTCGTTCTGGATATCCGCGCCGCCCGCCGGGTAGCCGTTCTGGGCCGTGATCTCGGCGATGTCGGCCTTGACCGTGTCCGTGGCCAGCGGGGCCTCGTTGGTCAGGTATACCTTCAGGGTGTGCCCGGCGGCGTGGAGCTGGTGCACGCCCTTGGCCAGTTGCTCGACGAAGTCCTGGAACTTGTTGAAGCTCGCCATGATGTCCTCCTGTAGGGTAGATCGATTAATCCAGCGTTACGTATTCACGCTCGGGAGCCCCGGTGTAGAGCCTGAAGTTCGTAACCTTGGCCGGATATGCTCCGCGATACGTGTAGGCGTATATCTGGCAAAGATCATTCGGCCCCCATCCGGAGATGTCTTCCGAGTAAGTCTGGGGATTTATGGATGTGGTATTCCTGGCCGTACCGACGGCAACCCCGTTGCGGTATACACGGCCGTAGGCATTGATCCCGTCCGACCCGGACGCAAGAGCAAAACTGACCCGCAGTGTCCCGGTGCGGGTTACGACGATCTCCTTGACCTTCGTGTAGGATGTCGCCCCTGTCATTTTTTCTGAATCGCTTCCGATAATGAAGTAATTTCCGGCCGTATAGGCGCCGATCTTCGCCCGCGTGATAGTGCCGTCGGCGATATCCGCGCCGGCGATCGCGCCAGCCTGGAATTTCCCGGAGGGGATGCTGCCCGCGGTGATCTTGGAGCCCCCGACGCTGGTCACCTTCGCATCCGTCACGGCGCCGGAGGCGAGGGAATCGGTCCCCACCTTGCCCGCTGCGACCCGGTCGTTGCCGAAGTCGTAGATCTCGAGCCAGGCGTTGTTGGCCGCGTTGCGGAGCTTCAGCAGGTTGTTCGTCGTGTCGTACCAGAGCATCCCCGCGACGGGGTTCGACGGGGCGGAGGTCCCGCTGAAGCTGCTCTTCAGGCAGGCGAAATTGTTCTCGATGTTGCCGAGATCCGTCTGCCCGACATGGCTGGCGTCAAAGCAATCGTCCGTGAAGTTCTGCGCCATCTCATCCTCCCGTCTCGGCCCTGATCTGGGCGATAACCGCCTCGATCTCGCCGCGGGCCGCGTCTTTCTCCTCGATCCGGGCCTTGACCGCTTCGGCCTTCGCCTTCAGGGCGGCCGCAAAGCCGCCTTTCTTGTCCGGGTCATAGGTGCAGCTGAAGGTCTCCAGGATCTTTCCCGACTTGGAGTCGACCAGCTGCACATAGGCGGTGTAGACCTTGCCGGTTTTGGTTACCGTGTCCAGCCTGATATCCATGGCCATTGATCACCTCACTGCCAGTAGGCCGCCTTCATGTTCAGTTTGTACAGATACAGGACGGAATCCGGCGTGGGGTCCGTCAGCGTGATCTCGACCTGTACGTAGCGGCCTGTGATCTCGGGCGCGAGCAGCTCGAAGAAGGACGCCTCGTTCGTGAGCGATCCGGACGAATCCCCCCATTTGAGCTTCGCCCGGAGCTGCCCGGCGATGGTGGCGGCGAAGATCTCGTACCACCGCTTGGTCGAGATCCCGATGTCCGCCCAGGTCGTGCCGCCGGGCAGGATCCCGCCCCACGTCTGGTTCGATGCGACGAAGGCCGTCAGAAAGTCCCCCCAGACACGAACCGTCTTGATCGAGCCCATGTCGTATTCCGGGGACGTCCACGTCCCCGTGAGAACCCCGCCTGTGTGGGAGCATCGCAGCGCATCCTGGCTGTTGTACGTCGCATGCTCGGTGTTGGAGTGCGTACCCGTCGTGAAATCCCAGGACCAGGTGTTCTTGTCCTCGTAGCCCGCCGGGTAGCGCACGGTGCACTGGGCCGAGCGCTTCGTGTTCGCGTACTGCCCCCGGTTGTCTATGGGCGCGAGCCACCAGGTGAAGGTGCCCGGCCGCACGCCGGAGAACCGGATCATGGGGGCCTTGTAGAACCCCATGAGCAGGGCGCCCTGCCAGCCGTCGCCTATCCGCAGCTCGTAGCCCTCGATGTCCGGCTCGGAGAGGGCCTCGCCGATGATCGACACCGTGTCGGCGGAGGCGACGGCCGTGATGGGTGTCATGTCCGAGGGCAGGGACGTTTTGCCCTGGATCATGCGGGACACGGTATAGCTGCCCTCGAGGGGCTCCTTCGTCTCGAAGATGCTCACCGAGCGCATCCGGCAATAGTAGGTTTGTCCCTCCTCGACGGGGTCCAGCTGGAAATCCGTGGTGGCCACGGTCATGAACTTCCAGTCGCCCGTCTCGCCGATCCGGAGCCAGATCTCGGCATGCTTCCAGAACGGGTAGATCTGCGGATCGGGCGGATCGAAATCGATCTTCCAGCGTGTCCAGGACCGGCCGCGGTAGTTGTAGACCTCCTCGGCGTCCGAGACGTTCCGCACTGACGGCACGTCCGCCAGGGGCGAGGGCAGCGTGGTGTCGCGCCAGGAGTGAGAGGCCAGATCGTAGACGTCGTCATAAAACGAGGTGTACTCCTCCTGCAGCGACAGCGCGCAGGAGCCGTCCATGCCGATCCGGACGGCGGCAACGCGGAAGTACTTGTTCGACCATCCCGGCTTGCTGTGCGTGAACTGGACCACGTCGCAGGGCTCGAGGGCGGCGCAGCGCGACCGGGCCTGGAACGCCACCTCCTTGTTGAGCCGCCGGCGCTCGAGCAGGTAGTTTGCCATCTTGACGACGCTGGCCTGTCCGCCCGCCGCGGTCAGGTCCACGCTGTCCTCTCGGTAGCCCTCCGAGGCCACCGCGTCCCTGTCGGGCAGCACGTGGTCGTCCACCTGGTAGCGCTTCTCCGGGTTGAGGAACTTGCAGCGCAGGGCCGTGGGCGTATCGAACACGTCGGCCTCGGCGATCTGCAGGGTGGTGCGCCCTCCCTGGATCACGACGTCGTCCTCGGTGAGGGTCATCACGGAGGACTCGTAGCCCAGGTCGCGGTAGCGCAGCTTGAAGAGGTTCTCCGAATAGATCAGCTCGCCCCGGAAGGCGGCCAGCAGCAGGGCGATGTTGTCGGTCACGGCCTGGTTCTGGCCGATGCTGGCCGCGACCGTCCAGCCCTTCGTCTCGCAGTAGGTCGCCGTGCCGCCGAAGGACGTGTCGCTGAGGCGGGCCGGGGCGATGCCCATGCCGCCCCGCTGGGCGCTGCGGATGACCATGTCGCGCACGGCCAGGGCCGGGTTGTCCGACCAGGCCGTGGAGGCCGTGCGGGGGTCGTAGACCTCGAGGCCCCGGACCTCCACGGTGATCTCGCCCGGCGGCCCCTGGAACTTGTCCTGGTTGTACTTCAGGCGCAGGTAGAGGTAGGCCGTGTTGCGCAGGGGGTTCGTCCAGTTGATGTCGACGTCGTGCAGCGTGGAGCAGACGGATTGGTCGGCCGTCCCGGCGAAGAATTCATAGTGGACGTTGCCGCTTCCGTACTCTGTCCAGAGCTTGCCGTCGATCCAGATCTGGTCCACCCCGTCCACCTGGACGATCCCGTCGATGGGCCCCTCGCCGATGACGCCGACGAGGTGCAGGTAGTCGTTGCGGTCGCCCGTGGTGCCCACGTAGACGTGGTTGAGCCCCACCCGCACCCGGCCGTAGATCAGCGGGATCTCCGCCTGGCTGGACTTGGAGTTGATCAAGTGCCCCCGCGATCGCTCCTCCAGCGCCCGGCGCTGCTGCTCGGCGCGGTTCTTCGCCCGCTCGGCCTCGGCGAACCCGGAGATCACGCTCGAAACCGTGGCAAAGATGGACACCAGGATGAATCCTTCAAGCCCCATGGAACCTCCGCGCCGCGACGACGCGCATCTTTCGCGACAGGTTGAACGCCCGCACGCCCGTCTTCGGCGTCGAGGTCACGGCCACGTCATTGCCGCAGTATACGGCCAGCGTCTCGGCAAGCCCCGCAAAATCCACCAGGATCAGGTCCCCGGGCAGGATGTAGCCCGGCTCCACGGCCTCGCCCACGGTCCCCATCATCTCCCGCACCAGGGCGTCCGCCGCGGCCCGGTCCCGTTTCGCCCACTCCACGTAGCCGGCGCCTTGCACGCTCCAGCCCGCGTATTCGTCGGGCACGTCCATGCCGAGAGCCCGCAGGACGGCCCAGCAGAGGCCGACGCAGTCGTAGCCGTCGGGGCCCGTCCCGCCCGGGCGGAAGGGCTTGTCGACGAAGGGGGCCAGGACATCGGCGAACTTCATCTCGGGATCCTCCCCCACCAGATCTGTTGCTCCATGATGGACGGCAGGAACTCGAACCCGCCGAATTGCAGCGAGTTGCCCAGCGTCTCGCACCGCTCCAGGCTCTGATCGCACCAGGAGGCCGCTCCCGCATAGCCGCACTCGGTTCCCCGGAACACCCAGGGGCACGTGGACTGCGCAATGCGCAGCGTCTTCTGGTTCCACAGGACCATTTCATTGACGATCCGGATCTCCATGTCCGGCTCCACGCCCCGCCAGCCGCCGATGAAGCCCCGGAAGACCTCCTCGGCCAGAATCGTGTAGTCCGTCTTGATGACGCCGTAATAGAGGATGGCCGTTTTCTTCCGGACGTTCTCGCCCAGGAACAGCGCCGTGATCACCGAGTCGGCATCGTCGATCGTCACCGTGAGCCGCTCCACGCTCATGGCGATGGCCGAGGCGATGTCGGCGCTCCGGAAGGCGCGGGGCTCGAAGTTCTTGCTGTCGTGGCGGATGACGCGGTCCCTGTCCGTGTAGTACACCGGAGTGGAGAGCTGCAGCTCCAGCAGCCAGAAGGGGCTGAGCGTCTCGGCGGCCAGAGCCGCGGCCATGTCGGCGTCGAAGTTCTTCATCAGTTTCCCTTGAGGCCCTTCAGCTCCAGGCCCGTGCGGTAGAGCCCGTTGGCCAGGTACTCCTTCGTCATGCTGTCTTCCTTGAACCGGCAGCGGATCCGCAGGAACCCCGTCAGGTCGCAGGAGACGATCGCCCCGGACGAAGGCGGAGACGTGAACTGCACCCGGTCCGCACTCTCGGCGCCGCCTCCGGTCAGGATCGAGTAGCCCGTGGACTGCAACGCGAAATCCAGGTAGATCGCCTGGGCCGACGTGGACTTGCCCTGCAAATCGAAGGTTGTGGTCACCCCGTCCCCGACGCCCACGTAGAGCCCCTTGTACGTGTCCGTGTAGGGCACGTAGAAGTAGAAGGCCTCGTAGGCCCCCTTGCGCGCCTGGTAGAACTCCCAGACCTTCAGAAAGTCGGCCTTCGAGAGCCGGTCAGCGCGAAGCGTCACGTCATAGACCGCGAAGTCCTCCTTCTTCATCCGCTGCTCCCAGCCGCCCTCGAAGGAGGTGACGACGGTGCGCCACCGGGGGGCGATCTGCAGGGGGTAGGAGAGTTTCACGTCGTCGGGAAATATCGCCATGTCAGTTCCCCATGAACGCCTTCCAGTGCTTGAGCTTGCCGTCTTTCATCTCGGATGATACGGTCTGCGTGATCGCCTGCGGGTTGCGCCGGCAGACATCCGCGAAGCTCTGCGTGTCGATGGCCCTGATGTTGTTGACGATCACGACCCCGCCCGACCCCATGCCTTTCACGCCCAGCTCGCCCGAGGCGGTCCGCCCCAGGGGCATGACGGCTTCGGGGCCGTCCTCGCCCATGAGCCCCATGCCGGAGGCCATGCGGAAGACCGTCGGCCGCTCGACGATCCCGCCCGCGGCAAAGGGAATGAGGCGGCCGGCGCTGAAGATTCCGCCTTTCTCGAAGAACATCCCCGAGCCCCCTCCGAACAGGGCGAAGAGGTCAAGAGACTCCGCGCCGGAGAGAATCGAGCCCAGGCCGCCGAACAGCCCGCCGCCGGATGTCCCCCGCAGGCTCTCCATCACCATCTGCGCCAGCGTGTCGGACCAGGCGCGGGCCATGGAATGGCAGAAGCCAATCCAGACGTCTTCCAGGCTGTCCACCTGCCCCGTGAAGACGGCGAAGAAACCGTCGGAAAACGCCTGCTCCATGCCGCGTGCCGTCTGCTCGGCCTGCGTGCGCCCGCGGCGGAAGGATCCCTCGATCTCGCTGAAGTACTTCCGGGCGCCGGCGTCGAGGCCCTCGGAAAAGCTTCCCGAGAACTCCTTCATGCGCAGAATGCGCATCTCTTCGACCTCGAGCAGTTGCTTCGAGATCTCCCTGTGCTCCAGCGCCAGCTTGAGGATCTCGCGCTGCCCGCGCAGATCGTCCTCGGTGACGTCCTGGGATCGCTTCGTGATGAGGACACGGAGGCGGCCCTCCTCGGCCTCGAGGATCTTCCGCGTCAGGTCGAATTCCTGCACGAGCCGGTCGGATGCGCCGATAAGGCCCAGGCTCTCCTGATCCGCCAGCATTGTCTTGCGGAACCCGAGCCGCTGAATAACGTCCCGCGCCGAGGCGTCGGCCCAGATCTCGGCGATGGACCAGGCGTGCTCGCGCTCCGCCTGCTCGATTTTCCCGAGACGCTCCAGGCGCTTGGCCTCGTCGTTGTCACGGATCTTTTCCAGCTCCGCCGTGAGCCAGCGTTCGATACGGTATCGGGAGGCCCCCTCGTCCTCCCATACCGCCGCCTGCCGGTAGGCCTGCTCCTCGGCCGTCAGGGTGCTGCGGGCCCAGAGATCGTCGATGCGGTCGTTGAGCTTCGCGAGCTGCTCGACGCGCTTCTGCCCTTCCTTCTCGGCGATGGCCGTCTTCATCTTTTCGACGGCCCAGAACTTGTCGCGCTCGGCCTCGGCGCGCAGGAGGTTGCCCTCCGAGGTGGGATCGTAGGGGCGCTCGGCCGTGATCTTGCCGCGATAGGACGGCTGGCCGGAGTACCACGGAGATCCCGTTCCGTAAAGATCGGCCTCGCCCTTTATCCCCGCGGCGGCCCCCTGCTGCATGAAACGGTAAACGACGTCTATGACGGCGACGAGGCCCTTGCCGGCCTCTTCCTTGAAGTTGTTCCACGCGGCCCGCAGGCGCTGCATACTCTCGTAGGCTGTCTCGGCCTCGCTGCCGAACCGGCCCGTCTGGATGGACAGGTTCGCCAGCGCGATGTCGGCCAGCTTGATGTCCTCCACCCCGGCGGCGATCGCCTTGTTGAGCAGGTCCATCTCCTGCTTGGTCACCAGGCCGTATCGCTTGAGGGCCCGGGGCATCTGGTTGGCGATGGCGTCGGTGATCGTCTCGTAGGCCGTCTTGACGTCCTCACCGGCCAGCCGGGCGGCGTACCGGGCCCCCGAGGCGATGGCGATCAGTTCCTTGCCCTCGAGCCCCTGGGCAATCCCCTTGGCCGCCTTCTGCATGACGTCGGAATCGTCCATGATGCCCTTCGACGCGGACTTCATGGCCTGATACGTTTTCTCGGCGTTGATCCCGACGCTCTCGGCCATGAGCCGGTAGGACTCCTCGGTCTGTTGGGCTCGCGCTCCCATTTCGGCCAGGTCCTTCCCGATCGAGGCCATCTGGTACAGACCGACGCCGGCGATGGTGAAGGAGAAGAGCCCCTTGAGCTTCGACGAGATGCCGTCGGCCGACTTCACCAGCCCGTCCAGGGAGGAGCGGTACTGGTTGACGCCAGCAACCCCCGCCGAGGCGTCCGTGGTGATTCGAAGCCTGACCTCATTCTCGGCCATTACGCTTCCCCTTCATCTCCTCGCAGTTCTTGCAGGCCCACGCCAGGAACTCTTTCCCGAAGACGGCCTCGCATTCCTTTCGCTTTTCCTCGCCGCAGGGGCCCGCGGCGTCTTTCTTGCGGAGGGCCCGGAGCACCTCCTCCTCGAAGGCCGCGACCTTTTCGAGGAAGAGTTTGTCGGGGGCGATCCCGCAGCACCGGGCGGCCTCGCAGACGGCGGCCAAATCGATGGCGTAGACGCCGCCGAACCCGACCCGCCACTGCGTCCTGCAAAGCAGGAGGAGATCCCAGATCGCGGCGTTGCCGGGAAGGACCTGCGCTTCCCCCTCACCCGAGACGAAGACCCGAGTGAGGTCGATCAGTTTTTTATTTCGTCCCGCTGCCGCTCGGCCTTCGCGACCTCGAGGCTGTAGGCGAAGGCCATGATCCACTCGGCAAGCGCCGGCTGGTTCATGATTCGCTTCTTCGACTCCAGGTCGACGGGCAGGGCCTGCCCGTCGTCGTCCCCGATCCCTTCGAAGTCCTGGATCAGGTAGTCCGCCAGGGCCTCGTCCAGCTTCTCGGGGTCAGCCTTTTCCACGGGTACCATCCGCCGCGAGCGGGGATCCAGGTCCATCTCGGTGCTGACGAAGGGGCGGCGCAGCTCGCGCAGGACCTCCCCGGTCAGCTTGCGGACCCGCAGCCGCACGCCGTCCTGGAAAACGCCCCATGTCCCGTCGGGCAAATTCTGCGGGTCGAACCCGAGCTTTCCGATCTTCAGCATCCGTCCCTCTCCTTTCGGTTATGCCGCGTAGGCCGCGACCTTGTTGCCCACTTCCACCCGGCAGCTGCCGTAGGTGTCGTCCTGGAGGACGACGAGGTCCCCGGCTTCGGCCAGGACCTTGCCGTTGACCGAAATGGGCGAATCCAGAACGGCGCAGCGCGGAAAAACGAGGTCGACGAAGTAGTTGCGCCCCGACTCGAACTCGGCCCCGGTGGCCTTCGCGTTGACCCCGAGATACTCGTTGTCCTTGATCTTCTGCTGCAGGATGAAGTCCCGCATCTGGCGGTTGAGCTTCAGCGTCT